GGGGACTTAGTCATTACAATCTCTCTTTCTTTACCTTATAATTCCTTATAGGACATTTTTATGAAAAAGGCAACAGTTATTTTTGAAGTTCAATTACGGTCATCCATTCTGGAATATCTTCGAAGTCATTTTCGGTGGGAATATATTCATGGAGCTGTTTGTTAATCCATTCGAGTTGAACTTCGGTGAGGGGATCAGAAGTTTCAAAGGTGTAAGTGTACATATTGGTCCTTTCTTTCAATCTATAATTCCTTATAGCTTGTTTTTCAGAAAAAGGCAACCGCTATTTTCAAAAAATTGCAATGAGGAACATTACTGCCAGGATGCCTAGTGCAAGGACGCCACAACCAGCATCTGCTGAACTATCGTAGCTGGAATAATTCTGGTTCTTACGTTTATAAGAACCTTTCCTCACCTTTTTGTAGGCTTGTTTCTTCGGCTTCTTTGTATTGTAGACCGTGCTCGTTGTAACCATTCGTCCAAGTGAAGGATTATATTCGGTTCTATAGCGGCGAACGGTGGTCTTACCATTTTGGTTTTTGACACTCTCAGTAAATCTAGGTCCCGAGCCAACCTTAGTGCTTGTCGATCTAGTCGATCCACCTTTGCTATTTGTTGTGTAAGTTGTTCTACCAAACTTACCATTCTTACGAGATGTTCTCTTCTGCCAATTAGCCATTATCTTCTCCTCATAATAAAAAAGGGCAGACCCTTTCGAGCCTGCCCTCTATGCGTGGACGGGAGGAACCCCACCTGCCTTGCGGCTTCCCCGTCATTTCCAGTCGCCGTAGCACTTGCCTCTAGCGTAGTCTTTACCACACTTACACGCATCATGACCTTTTATTTATAAAAACTTTCATGAGTAAATTCAACTTTTTTAATTTTTTCTAGAAAAAAAGCAGGGGTATTTCCATCAAACCCGCCGCCGAAGTTCAGGCTACGACAAAGCGCCTGAGCTGCTGCCTTTGATAATCCCGATTTCATAATATGACCACTCTCGTTTTCAATTACAGAAAAGCCCTTCGCCCTACCCTCACTCATAGTTGTGACCGCTTGGGTAAGTATGTCGTCTTTTTCTACTCGATAGTTAACCATTACCTGAATCCTTCAAAAAGTTGCTTACGTTCATCATTCAATCGTTCGCCAATCTGTGTCTTATCCATTATTGGCACATCATCAACCAAATCATCTGTCGCATCATCAACATCAAACAGACGCATCTTTGCCTTTTCGATTCCTACAACAAACCGCTTATATCGATCAGGGTCAGAGTAACGATTCTTAAGCTGCTTGACCATGATCTGTCCTTGCTGCGCTAGCTCTTCGGAGGAGATCAATGCAAACATGAAGTCTGCAGTCGCTGGAAGGCCAAACGACTCCGATGTATCTTCGAGACCCACATCTGAGTTAGAATAACCTGATCGTGTCGTCTGTGTAGCTGATACAATAGGAACGTTATACTCAACAGCAAGGCCACGAAGCTCTTCAGCAATAGCTTTGATCATCGTATACGAGTTAACATTAGAGCCAGACTTCAATCTCGAAGATAGACATATGTTAAGATAGTCAATGTAGATTACATCTGGAATAAAGTTTCGCTTAATCTTTAGCTCATTAAGAAGGTGACGGAAGTTAGCTGACCCAGCACTAGCTGTTGGATACTCCTTAATGATCAGCTTACCATTCGACTGCTCTCTAAGCCTAGACATACGCTTATCATACGTAGCTCTTGGCATATCAACAAGCTCATTGATAGGACAATCGAGAAGATTAGCATCAATACGTTCTGCAACTCTCTCCTCTGCAAGCTCGAGCGTAATGTACAAGACGTTCTTATGGTCTTTTAGATTAGCTGCTGCACAGTGACACATGAACATCGACTTACCAACACCTGTACCAGCAAGTGCAATGTTTAGTGTCTTGTTCGGCAAGCCACCTTGAGTGATCTTGTTAAAGAAGTCAAGATCAAACTGAAGCCTTTGCTCTTTACGATGATAGAATTCAAAACGGTCTGGAGCGTCTTCAATGAAGTCGTGACCAATGTGATTATCAAAAGATACGCCTAAAGCATCTTGAAGGATCTTAGGTATAGACCCCTTCGATAGCTTCTTCTCACCATTGTCATCAAGGATCTTAATCGAATCCATGATAGCATTGTAGATAGCTTTATCCTGGCAGAACTTCTCAGTTGTATCTGTCAACCATTCAGGAGACTTATCTAGCGTATTAGGACCAGTGATCTCTGTGATCACATCCTTACATTGATCGTACAGTTCTTGCTTCAGCGGCTTCGAAGACAAATCAATAAGCAATGCTTCCTTCGATGGAAAGGAATTGTACTTACCAAGATAGTCTTCGATTAGCTTGTATACGGCCTGCTCAGACTTTGTATGAAAGTAGTCGGTCGAAAGGAATGGAATTACCTTCCTTCCATACTGTTCATTCGTTAGCAGGCTAGAAAGAATTACTCTTTCAATGTTCATTCGTCACCTTCATCAAGAGAGTTATAGACATCTTCAACATCATCTTCATTCTTCATCATCGAGCCATGCGCTACCTGATAACGAGACTTGACCCATTGAGGGAATGTCTTATCTTGAAGAATCTGTAGCCAGAACTCTTTTGAATCGGTTTCCTTCACTCGCCACTTCTTATCTTCAACTTCACCTGTAGAACCATCTACACGGCTATACCATCCATTAGAAGGCTTGATAACGTGACCGGACTGCATTGCAATATCAAGAAGACCAGACCACTTAGATAGACCACCTTCGAACGATACTTCTACAGGGATCTTTGACTTCTCACGTACGTGACGAGACTTCTCTACATTGATAATAAAGTTGTACCCAGTGACCTCTGTTCCAGTCTTTTCCTGCTGACGTCCAATAATGTAGATGTTGTCAGCGGAGTAGTATGAACCTGTACCGCCGCCTACGATGTCCTTAGGAAACAGACCAATCTCCTTATACGTGTGGTTGACAACAACCATGGGGAGATCCTTAAGAGTAAGGTGAGGTGTGATCATACGGAACAAAGACTTCAGCTGCTTTGCACGAGACATATCAGCAACAGACTTACCATCCAATGCATCCTCAACTTCCTTCTTAGAAGCAAGGTTACCGATAGAGTCGATAACAAAGATCACATGCTCACCTCGTTCAAGGTTCTTAAGCTGCTGCATTGAGTCAAACTTAAGCTGCTCAACATCTGTGATAGGTGTATGGAGAACTCGTTCCATATCAATACCAACAGACTCAAAGTATGCTTGTGGTGTACCAAACTCTGAGTCATAGAACATTAGAACAGCATCTTCGTACTTGTCGAGATATGCCTTAGCGCAGATCAGCGAGAACAAAGTCTTAAAGTGCTTCGATGGTCCTGCAAACATCGTTAGACCAGGAGTAAGACCACCATCCAATCGACCCGAAAGTGCAATGTTGATTGCAGGAATCGTCGTAGGGATCATATCCTTTTTAGTAAAGAACTGCGACTTATTAAGAACATCAGTATCCTTAATAGTTGAGTTCTTCTTCAGCTTATCAATTAGAGACATAGTAACTCCTTCAAACTATAACATGTTATACTACGATAATGTATAAAGATCAACTGCCTTTGTACACTGAATCAATTGCATCACGGAATTGTTCAATCTTACTTAACCTGTTTGGCCAGTAGATGTAGTTCTTCTCAGGGTTTGCTGCTAGGTTGTTAAGTAGCGGCTGAACCATGTTGTATAGTTTGTTGAGTCTAGCTTCAAGTGTCTCAGCTTCTGCTGACGTCTGCTCGAGTGTTGATTTCGTTGTTTCGATTTCTGTCTTTGCTTGCTGTAGTACTTCAAGCTCGTTTTCGTCTACAACAGAAAAGCCAAAGTCAAAATCTTCGTCTAGGTTTAGTGTAGTGCCCATTAGCTCCAAAGGTCCTCTAGTGTGAATGTTTTTTCCGTCTTCCAACCGATAGCTTCACAGATAGTTTTAATCGGTTCAAGATACGACTTAGTAAACTGCATCTCGCGATCAAGATAACGTTCAAGATTAAACTCAGAAGGAAGATCGCCAGGCGATGCTATAACGTTACATGCAATCGGGTTAGGCATCTTAAGGTACGAATACTTGATCTTCTGTCCCTCACCGATTCGTTCATACTTCTTCGTTAGGTTATTCTTCTGAAGAAGATAGTTATACATCAGAGCGCCCTTAACGTTGATAGGGGTGCCCTTTCGGTATATCGAACCACGATTAGAGTATTTATCCATCTCAGACACAGAACGAGGAGATGCGATCTGCTGAAACGGAAGATTAAGAAACCTCTCTTTGAATTGCTCAATGAACTTCTGCATCTCATCTTCTGATGCATTCATAATCACAGATAGCGTATCTTTAATCCCATCACGACAAACCATAGGCGTCGAAGTACGGATTGCTTCAATCCCTTGCATCTTCAACTTAGGTTCGTCATACTGAACGCCTTCGTTGTTATACACGTTAAGGATGTAACGCTTCTTGGCAGTCCAGATAGCCTTGTTTGCAATACACTCTCGCTTCATCTTCATCTTCTGTTCGAACCCATTGACGTAGACACAGAGCTCATCATACTTCTTATCAATAAAAGGCTCAAGGACCTTTGTACACACCTTATCGAGGTATTGCACCTTCTCCTTTGTCGACATCTCCTTGCCAGCTAGGTCAAGGAACTTATCAGCCTTAATATAGACAGAGTCAGTATCACATGCAATCACATAGTCAAAGTCTTCAGTGCCGAACGTCTTGTTGAGATACTCATTCAGCTTCTGCTCGATCCATCGTGTCGTAAGCTGACCACACGAAGTAATACCTTCCGCAAACTCTGCTCGATACCATCTGTTGTATACGTTAGCAAGAGCACCATAGCCTGAGTTTAGCTGAATCTTCTTAGCCATCTGAAGGTTGTTGAACTTAGCGATGTCCTTAGCAGTCTGACTGTCTTTAGTCTGTTCATATTCCTTCCTAGCATCAATCATCTGGTTCTTATAGACAACGCGATCGTTGTACATCTTAGACATCAACGCAGGAAGGAACCCTTGCTTCTCCCTAGTAAACGTTCGCATGTTGGCAGTGCATGTAAGATTATTCGACTTAAGGTAGTCAGAGTGACTATCGAGATAACGATCCAGGCACATTAGAACCAAAGGCTCAGCCTTATCTGCACCCTCACTGAGATGGATAGGTGCGTTAGGAAGAACCCCATGGTACGTATCAGGTGAGATGTTGTACTGCATGATGATATGAGGATACAGTGAGTTCAAGTCGAGCGAGACGACCCAATCATGCGAACCGACTTGTGGGTCCTTAACATACCCACCGAGGATAGTATCTCTATGATTACCAACCTTGACAGGTGGAACGACATAGTTACGATCCATCAAGTAGTTGTGAATGATTACATCCCACAGACCCACAGTCGTAAACGTATCTTGATAATTGACCTTAGCATCATAAGCCATAGCCATGCATAGCTCAATCAGTCCGAGCTTATCGTCTAGCTTATCCACAAGATCCACGTCTCGAATGTTGTATTCAGTATACAGCTGCCAGTTTCTTACTTGGAGGTCGGCAAGGTTGTCATAGCCAGCCTCTTTGTAGTCAACCTTCTTCTCACCAAGCTCTTGTTCACAAACATGGTCAAGAGAGTATGACTCTTGTGGCGTGTATGCAAACTTCTTGTACAGAGCCATGTAGTCGAGGTTAGTAACCCCGAGAATGTCCCACACAGTCTGTGTACCATCATTGCCACCGAACCGAGTCTTAAACTCACGAGAACGAACAATGCCCCAAGGAGAGAGTTTGTTAACAGCATTGCCTCCAAGGACCTTAGCGATACGATTGACAATGTACGGAATATCGAAGAAGTCTGTGTTCCACCCAGTGACAATGTCAGGTGAGTACTCGACAGAATTCCATACATCAAGGAACGACTTCAGCAGAGCCTCTTCATCAAGACACTTATAGTATGTAATAGTGGGATCGTTGTTGTCGAAAGGCTGACAACCAAAGACAGCCTTGTTACCGTTACGAGAGATTGTAATCAGTGTAATCTCGTTCTGTGCTTTGTCAGGGCTAGGGAAACCACTATCCCCAGCAATGTCGACTTCGATATCAACTGTAACAATAGAAACTTGAGAAGGGTCGTAATCGATCTCACCTCTGTATGTGTCGTAGATGTATATGTGATGAAACTTATCTAAACCATATAGAGGCATGCCTGCAACGTCTTTGTATTCACGTGCGTAGCGACGAGCTTCTTTGATTGAGTCAAAAGGTAGTTTATCGACTACCTTACCATCGATCGTTCTATACTTAGATTCGGTACGACAAGGAACAAACATGTAAGGCTTATATGGAATCTTCTTCTGTACTCGCTTGCCACCCTCATAGCCACAAACAAGAAGATTGTCGCCCCAAGGATCAACACGCGTATAAAACTTCGACATATACTCTCCTGATAATAGCCTTATTATAAATAGATCTGATTATAGATCAACACTTATATTGAGGTTACAATGGCATTACTAGATTTTTTTAGCGTAGCTCGTGAAGTCGACACACTCGAAGAGCTCGAAATCGAAAAGGGTAGAACCCAGTTGATGGTGATGAAGATCGCCGCAACAACTTTGGGTCTCATTATGCTTGCTGTTGTGGCAATCTTCCTTATCGGTATGTTTGCTCCAAACGAGCTTATCGATAACAACGAAATCTTTAAGATCATCGGCCCAGCATTCTCTACAATCGTTGGTGCATTCGTTGGCGCATTTGCTACGATGATGGGAATGAAGACAGCAGACTTTGATCCCAACGTAAAGACTCAAGAGCTCGGTCAGACCAACTACAAAGACATTGCGGAAGCAAATAAGATTGAAGCTGAGACCGACAGAATCGAAGCTGAAACAGAACGTTACGAACGAGAAACCGAATCGTTGTTTTCTGAAGAAGAAGACGAAAGAGACGTAGGTAGGTTCTAAGGAGATTTATAATGCAACTTTCACCACACTTTACACTCGCCGAACTTACCAGATCTCCAACAGCCGATAAACGGGGGATCTCTAATAGGCCGACACCTGAGCATATCGAGAACATGAAGAATGTTTGTGAAAAGATTCTCGAACCAATTCGTGCTCATTTCGGTAAGCCTATTAGAATTAATTCATCGTATAGATCACCAGACCTTAACAAGGCAATCGGTGGTGCTTCTAAATCTCAGCATTGCAATGGCGAAGCTGTCGACTTTGAGATCATGGGTGTTTCTAACAAAGCAGTAGCTGACTGGGTTGGAGACAATCTTGTATACGATCAAGTCATCCTTGAGTTCTGGGCGCCTGGTGGCGATCCAAATGCTGGCTGGGTTCATGCATCGCTTAAGCGTCATGGTACTAACCGTGGCCAAAAGCTGATTGCAAGAAAAACCGGCGGTAGAACGACATATACACCCGTTGATGATTTTGATCCATCAACTGCCCCAGCTAAGGTCAAAAAGCTCGTACAAGCAATCGTACCAACAGATAAGTGTGACCACTGTGGTCAGCCACTTCCTTCATCTGCTGCCAAACCAGCTGCACCAGCACCTACCCCAGCACCAGCTCCTAGACGTGCGCCTGCTGCAGCAAAAGTGACTGAAACCAACCCAATGAAAGCACTACAGCAAAAAGCTGGCGTTGCACCTGATGGTCTATGGGGTCCTGGCACATTCAAGGCTGCAATGGCTCACTTCAAACTTTCAGGTCCGAGAGCTGCTCACTTCTTCGCACAATGTGCACATGAATCGGGCAACTTCAGAACGTTTTCTGAAAACCTAAATTATTCAGCATCAGGTCTGAACAAGATCTTTCCGAAGTACTTTGCACGTGCCGGTCGTGATGCGAACCAATATAATCGCAAGCCAGAAATGATCGCCAACGTTGTATACGCTAGCCGCATGGGTAATGGCGATACACAATCAGGCGATGGTTGGAAGTTCCGTGGTCGTGGTGCTATTCAGCTAACCGGTAAGAACAACTACACAGCATTTTCACAGTGGGCAAACCGACCAGACGTCCTCACTAACCCCGATATTGTTTCCACAGAACTCGCATTCGAATCAGCTCTTTGGTTCTTTGAGTCAAATAATCTTTGGCCGATCTGCGACAAAGGTTTCGATACCGCCACCATCACACAATTGACCAAACGGATCAATGGTGGCACACACGGCCTTGAGGACCGTATACAAAAGACCCAAAAATATTCACAGTGGGTCTAATATATGAAGGGGGCGAAAGCCCCCTTCACTTTATGGACTGACAGGTCTTTCTTCTGCCAATACAACATACGTATATGCACTTTTGCATTCTTCAGTAGGTTCACTACAATACAAAAGAATGAATGCAACAAGCATGCCCATTTTATATACTCATAATAAACGTTGCGACACACATTGCCATAAAAGACAATACTGACACCACGGATGCCGCCTCTACAGACGGCGCATAC